ACCCCGCGAAATCCACACAAAACATGGATACACCACCTGTCGCATCTTTGCTCCGTCACCGCCTCTCGTCGATTTCTGTGGACAAAAACAACGCGCTCCTATACTCTTTGACAGCGACATCGCGGCCGAAAAGGTTTACGAAGCCGGGGACTTAAAGAACAAAGGATGTCCCCGCTGAAGCCAAAGGCCGTCTGTACAGAAACTGGAGTAGACTGGGCCACATGGACGACGAATTGGGTGTACCGGCGGGGCTGCCTGCGGTGCCGACCACGACGGCGGAGTTGATGGCCGTGACGGGGGTGGGCAAGAAGAACAAACGGGGCGGCACCTTTGGGAACAAGGGTGGGCGGAAGAAGGGCGATACGGTCGCGAGTGGACGGATTAACCCTCCGGCGTCCGTGCGTGAGAAAGCGGCGTTGCTGCTGGCGTGGAAAGAGGCGGTGTCTCGGCGGTTTGACCGACTGGTCGAGGCGCAGTTAACGGCGGCAGAAGGCATTACCCACATGCAGGCCAGAGACAGTAAGGGCAAGTGGGAGCCGGTCACAGACCCGGCGGTCATGTCAGCCAAGCTGGAGGCAGGCGAAGAGGCGTATCGACTCTCAGCCATTGCGCCCAGTGCGCCGATTCTGAAGGACATCATGGACCGCATGTTTGGACAGGCCAAGCAGAGTCTGGACCTGGATGTCACCACCACCCCCACGTCCGTGCTGACCGATGCGGAACTGGCCACACACCTCACGGCCCTCTTAAAAAAGCTGGAGCAGTAACGGATGCCGCAGACCACGCCCGCCGCGAAAAGCAAGACCCCGAAGGGGATGCCGAGTACACCCAAAGACCTGTATGAAAGCGCAAAAGCCAAGGTCATGAGTCTCGGTAATATGCTGGGCATGGGCGACGAAGCTCCACCCCGCGCACGGTCGGCACGCATCACAGACATTGAACTGCCCAATCCGGCCACAGCCAAGCGCAAACGGTAACGCGTGCCACTCACCGTTGATGAACGGCTGCAATACGACCGACTGATTGCCGAGGCCGTCCGGCGCTCAACCGCACGATTTACCACGTTCTTTGCTGAGACAGGGCCGTTTGCCCGTACCGGCTATCTGAAGCACCTTGACTTCTTTTCGGCAGGCAAACGCTACAAAGAACGGCTCTTTATGGCCGCGAATCGGGTTGGCAAATCTGAGGCGGGGGCGTACGAACTCACCTGTCACCTCACCGGCCTGTACCCCGCCTGGTGGGAAGGACGGCGGTTCAATACCCCCGTGGAATGCTGGGCGGTGGGGACCAACAGCCAGACCACCAGAGACATTGTGCAGGCCAAGCTACTGGGCAGTGTGCAAATGCCCGGCACCGGCATGATTCCCGCCCACCTCATTGCCTCGACCATCAGTTCACGCGGACTCCCCGGCGCATTAGAAGGCGCAGTCATTAAGCATGTGTCCGGTGGCACCAGCCTGCTGGGCCTCAAGACGTACGAACAGGGCCGACAGTCGTTTGAAGGCACCAGCAAACACATCATCTGGTGCGACGAAGAACCCCCGGCAGACTGCTACACCGAAATGCTCTACCGCACGGTGACCACCAAAGGCATTGTCATGGTGACCTTTACCCCGTTGCAGGGCATGTCCGAAGTCGTCAAGGGATTCCTCGAACCCGAGACAGATGTGGCGGCAGACTTTAAGACGTTCATTCAGGCCGGATGGAAAGATGTCCCCCATCTGGACGAAGAAGAACGACGTGCCCTGATGGCCACAACCCCGCCCTACCAGATTGCCGCTCGGACCGAAGGCGAACCGTCCCTCGGGTCTGGCGCTATTTATCCCATTGCCGAACGCGAGATTCTGGTGCCGACCACCGAGATTCCCGCCAGTTGGCCGCGTGTCTACGCGATGGATGTGGGCTGGAATAGAACGGCAGTCATTTGGGGAGCCAAAGACCCCGGCTCCGGGCGCATTGTGCTATACGACGAGCATTACCGAGGACATGGCGAACCGGCCAGTCATGCCGAAGGCGTTCGCGCACGCGGAGCCTGGATGCACGGCGTCATCGACCCGGCCAGTTCCGGCAGTAGCCAAGCCGATGGGCGGAAACTCATCGACATCTATGCCCGTCTTGGCCTGCACTTAGAACCCGCCGTGAATGCCGTCGAAGCTGGGTTGACCGAAACGTGGAACTTGCTCGTCTCTGGCCGACTTGTAGTACAAGAACATTTGTCCAACTGGCGCAGCGAGTTTCGCAAGTATCATCGTGACGAACAAGGCAAGATCGTCAAAGTGTCAGACCATTTGATGGACGCGACACGCTATTTGATTATTTCAGGGCGAGAACACATGAAAGTGGCTCCACGCGCTGTGCCGTCCGCACACCCGGCGCGTGTCTCTGACACCGGATGGATGTCCGCATAACTATGGCTATTGACCGCACCGAAGGTATCCGCAAGGCGCTCGACCGTTTCAAACTCGGCGTTGATGCCGATGGCGATCAACGCAAACGCGAGATTGACGCCCTGCGCTTTCAGGTGCCGGAACTGTCGTGGCCCAACGATGTGAAGGAACAGCGTAAACCGCAGCTGGTTGGCGGAGTGGCCATCCCACAACGCCCGATGTTGTCGATTCCCACGCTCGACCACCCAATCCAGTTGACCATCAATGCCGAGAAAGAAGCCCATCTGGGCATCGGCATTCACCCGCTGTCCGATACCGCTGACGACGACACCGCCGAAGTGTTGCAAGGCTTGTATCGGCGGATTGAAGTCGATAGTCGCGCCAGCCTTGCCCGAAGTTGGGCGTTTGAACGAGCCGTCAAGGCTGGACGTGGGTTTTACCGCGTCATTACTGAACGTGACCCCGATGGCGAGAACGCGTTTGATCAGCGCATCATGATCAAGCGCATCTTGCAGCAGGCCAGCGTGGTTCTTGACCCGTTTGCTCAGGAAGCCGACTTCTCTGATGGCACCTGGGCGTTTCTTGTCAACGACATGCCGTGGGACACCTATAAGCGCCGGTATCCCAACAGCCAAATGGCGTCGTTTACCGAAGACGAACTGTCCGCCCTTGGCACCGATACCCAGCACTGGGTGTCAGGCGACAAAGGTGCAGGACGCGCCGTCAGAGTCGCAGAATACTACCGACTTGAAAAGTCTCCGAAGCGCCGTGTGCTGCTGGATGACGGATCGGACAGTTATGACGACGCGATCCCTGAAGGCCGCACCGCCCGCATGGGTGACGAGGCCCGAGGCGCAGACGAAGAAGTCCCCACGCTGTATTGGTCGGTCATTAATGCCGTGGAAGAGCTGGAACCCGCACAGGTGCAGGATGGACGGTATATTCCCATCATTCCGGTCATTGGCCGGGAACTGATCCCGTTTGAAAGCGAACGGCGCTGGGTCGGTATGATCGAGCCGAACAAAGACGCCGTACGCCTGCTGAACTACAGCGCAAGCAGTGCGGTCGAGATGGCGAGTCTGGAAACAAAGGCTCCCTACACGATGGTCGAAGGCCAAGAAGAAGGCCACGAGCAGGAATGGCAGCTGGCCAACGTCCGCAACTTTCCCTATCTGCGCTACCGCAATGTCAGCCTGAACGGCACTCCGGCCCCGCCGCCGCAGCGCACACAGGTGGATACGTCACGGCTGGGACCATCCATGCTGCTCTTGCAGCAGGCACGTGAGTTTATCCACGAAGGCACCGGCGCATACGAAAGTGCGCTCGGCCAGCAGGCGACCAATGCCAAGAGTGGTCGGGCCGTCATGGCGTTGCAGCAGCAGCATCAAGCCGGATCGAGTCACTTTATCGACAATCTGGCAGAAATTAGCCTGACCTATGAAGCCAAGGTTGTGCTGGACCTGATCCCGTATATCTATGACCGGCCCGGCCGTGTGGCTCGGCTGCTGGACGCGGAAGACAACCCGCGCACCGTCATGCTGAACGCGCCGTTCACGATGAACCCAAATACGCAACGGCCCCAGCGTGCGCCGATGCCGCCGCAGGGGATGGCTCCGCAGGGACCGCCGCCCCCGCCGCCTGTGCCGCCCGGTGTCACGGCTGGCCCATTGCCGCCCGGCGTCATGCCGCCAGGGATGCCGCAAATGGGGGGTGCGCCGATGGCCCCGCCGCCCGGACCGAAAGTCCAGAACTACGACCTAAAAAAGGGTCGGTATGGCGTATCGGTCACGATTGGCAAGAGCTACAAGAGCCGTTCAGAAGAAGGCGCAGACGAACTGGGCAACCTGTTCCAAGCCCAGCCGCAGTTGTTCCCAATTCTGGGCGACATCTACCTGAAGTTCCGGGACTTCCCCGGCCATCTGGAAGCGGCAGCGCGGGTGAAGAAGCTGCTCCCGCCGCCGTTGCAGGATCAGACTAATCAGCCGAATCCGCAGCAGTTGCAGCAGCAGTTGCAGCAGGCCGGGCAGATGGTTGAGCAGTTGACCAAGGCGCTGGACGAAAAAACCAGATTGCTGGAGTCGGACGGTCAGAAGCTCCAGATGCAGGCCCAGACCGCGCAGAGCGATCAGGCGGCGAAGCTGGAAATTGAGCGGATGCGGAACGAGACGCAGCTGGCCATTACGGCCATGAAGATCCGTGGGGACGAAGCCGCAGCCATCTTTGCGGCCGAGGTCAACCGTGTCGGCACAGGGTCCAGCCAGCACTTTGACGCCATGTCGCAGGCGGCGGACCAGTATCACCAGCAGCAGATGGCCATGCAAGGCGTGATGGCCCAGCAGGGGCAGGCCGATCAGGCCGCAGGTCAGGCCAGTCAGCAGTCCGCGCAGGACGCACAGGAAGCCCAAGAAGGGTCGATGCAGGACGCCCAGCAGGACGCGGCGTTGTCGGCCCAGAACGGCGGGATGAACATGGAAGGCACGCCTGAAGATGTCGCGGCAGACGCCCAGCAAATGCCGGAGCCGATGTAATGCCTGATGATCAAACGAGAAAGGTCTATCGCAGTAATACGCCAAAAGGTATGCCTGCAACACCACGTGATCTGTATGAGGGCGTGAAGGGAAAATATCTCAGTATCAAAAACACGTTAGGTGACATGCTGCAAAGTAAAACAGCAGAAGCACCTGCGGATCGTACAACTGATATTGAATTGTTGCCTCCAGGGATGATTCAATCGGGAAATATCAATTTGTATGACCAACCTGTTGTTAAGAATTCAGACAGGACAACGTCTACAGTAGATTCGTCAAGCTATGGCATTGACGGTAAAGAAATGCTGCTGCCTTCCGTGACGCCTGATGGGCGACATTTGCGTAATCCTCAAGCAATCATTGCGGAGTTTAGAAAAACAGGCCGACATCTAGGCACGTTTCAAACGCCAGAAGCTGCAACAGCGTATGCACAGCAGTTGCATGAAGATTATGCAAACGGACGTTATGACAAATCGTCTCGCGTTAGAAGCAACAGTCAACGGTAAACACACACGCAAGAATAAGGTATGAGTGCCGCCTGGACGCGCAAAGAAGGCAAAAACCCTGAAGGCGGGTTAAACGCCAAGGGTCGAGCGTCGTATCACGCCGAAACCGGCGGCACCTTGCGTCCTCCCGTCAAAGCCGGGGATAACCCGCGCAGGGCCAGCTTTCTGGCCCGAATGGGCAACATGCTGGGGCCGATGACGGAACCGGACGGTGATCCGACGCGGCTAGCGTTGTCACTCAAGGCGTGGGGCGCATCGAGCAAGGAAGACGCCCGAGCCAAAGCGGCAGCAATTAGCAGGCGTAATAAATAGCTGAATTGACCAATATGGTTAATCTAGCGATAATGACCGGGAATTAATTATTCAACGGCTGACGTTCTTACTTGGGCGCGATTAATTACCGCGCCGACAACCGCTCCCCAGCGGGTGAGACGACAAGGGGACACACGACGAGGGGGCGTGTTTCTGGCTGAAAGGCCATGAGACGCGCCTTTTGTTTTGAAGTCCCCCCTTTTCGAGAGGCATATGAACACAGACGCAGGCCAGGTGACGGACGGCGACATTACTATCGACAGCAATCACGAGACGGCTGAACAGATTCAGACCGCCTTTGCTGACGATCCCCCGCCCGTTGATGCGGCTGCGTCTGAGGATGCCCCTGCCAGTGACACGGCTCCGGTAGACGAGCCTGATGTTGTGCCTGTCAAAGCCAAGCGTCGGAGTGATCCGACAGAAGCGGTCAAGTCTGCGGTTGCCAAGCAGCGTGAGGCCGAACGTCGTGCCGACGCCGCTGAGGCCCGTATGCAGGCCATGGCTGAGCCGATCCGCACCGAACCCACGCCGGGTGGTGGGGACTGGGCGCGGTTTAAGCAGATTCCGGGCGTGCCGACTGTTGATCAGTTTGACGCCTACGAAGACTATTCGATGGCGATGTCGGCCTTTGTGGCCGATGTGCGTCATCACGAACGCGATGCGGAACGAGCGCAGGCGTATCAGCAACACCAGTACGAGCAGACGCAGCAGGCACAGACGGCGCAGTGGAATGGACGATTGCAGGAAGCCCGGGCGCAGAACCCCGACTTTGATTCCTCCCTGAATCCAGACACGCCGATGTCGTTGCCGATGCAGCACCTTGCGATGGACAGCCCATACGGAATTGAAATTCTCCAGTGGTTGTCTGCCCATCCCGACGAATCTCAGCGCATCTCCACGCTGCACCCGGCAGAAACCTACCGGGAAATGGGGAAATTGGAAGCCCGACTCGAAGCTGCTCCCTCCCGTGCCTCAGTTCGAGTCGTGTCAAACGCGAAACCCCCGATTAGGCCGGTCGGGACATCGCCTCATCAAACCGATGCGTTTGCCGTGTCGGATGACACCTCATTTGACGAACACTTTCGCCGAATGAATGCGTCAGACCGCGCACGCGGACGACTCTAATTTAGAGGATGTGACCCGTGGCAAATACGCTTGCTACCCCGTCCTGGACGACCAAGGAAGTGGCACGAGGCTTCATTAACAAGCTTGTGTTTCTGGCCAACGTCAACCGGACTTATGACGACCAGTACGAAATTGCCGGTGCGAAAGTCGGCAATACTGTCAACGCTCGACTCCCTCAGCGGTTTACCGTCACGGACGGACAGGCTCTTCAGCTTCAGAACCTGTACGACCAGACGGTCCCGATCTCGCTGACCAACCAGAAGAACGTGGCCTTTGGCTATAGCAGCCAGCAGGCCACGACCGAACTCGACAACATCCGTTCGCGGTATGTCGAGCCGGGTGCGGAAGCTCTGGCAAACGCAGCCGAAGTGCTGGCGTTCAATGCGGTCTATCGGGACATCTACAGTGCGGTGGGCACGCCCGGCACCACGCCGAGCGCGACCATTACGTATCTGCAGGCGGGCGTCAAGCTGACTGACCTTTCGACCCCGCTGCGGGGCCGCGTGGCTGTCCTTGATCCGCTGGCCATGTCCACGCTGGCGAACACTACCAGTTCGCTGTTTAACCCTACGGCCATCATCTCCGAGAACTACGAAGAGGGCATGTTTGGGCGCAAGCAGCTGGGCGTCGATAAGTGGCTCCAGGATCCGGTGCGTCCGACGCACACGACCGGCACCTTCACCGCGTCCACGCCGCTCGTCAACGGCGCAAGCCAGACCGGCAGCACGTTGGCGACGGATGGCTGGGCGTCTGGTGCGTCGTCCCTCAAGAAGGGCGACATCTTCACCATCGCTGGCGTGAACAGCGTCAACCCGCTGTCCTACTCGTCTACCGGTCGTCTTCAGCAGTTCGTGGTCACGGCGGACACGTCGGATAGCAGTGGTGCAATGGCCACGCTGCCGATTAGCCCATCGATTGTGACCTCGGGTCAGTTGCAGACGGTGGATGCGTCCCCGGCGGACAACGCGGTCATTACCGTGCTGGGTGCCACGTCGGCATCGAGCGGCACGTTGGCGACGACCACCTCGCCGCAGTCGTTCCTTTATCACCCCGATGCGTTTGCCTTCGTGATGGCCGACCTGATGAAGCCCGGTGCGGGCGCAGACTCGACCACAGTGCGAAGCAAGGCGCTTGGGTTCTCGATCCGGATGGTTGAGCAGTATCAGATTGGCACGGACCAGAATCCTAGCCGTCTGGACATCCTGATTGGTGCGGCAACTATTCAGGCGCGGCTTGCTGCGCGGATCTGGGGTTAAGCATGGCACTCGCAACAACGACTCTGTCGGTGGCAGTAGCCCTGACCGACACCAGCATCACGGTCGCGTCGGCCACGTCTGTGGCGGCGGGACGACTGGTGCTGGTCGATCAGGAAATGATGAAGGTCATGCAGAACTACGTGTCTGGCACTTCGGTGCCGGTGCAGCGTGGCATTGATGGCAGCGCGACGGTCGCGCACAAGATCACAGCCAATGTGACGCATGGAGCGGCGGCAGACTTTGCCGTGCCATCGGCACAGGAAGTTGTGACCTATCAGGCATCTCGGGCGGTGGTGGTGCAGAGTATTACGGCCACTTCGACCCTGACGCTTCCGGCGGCGGGCACGGACCTGCGTGTCATTCTGAACGGCACGTCGGCCATTACCCTGACGGTCCCTGTCCCGACGAAGGACATGGACGGCACCACGCTGATGATCATTGGTAACGGCGCTGCGGCGCATGTGCTGACGTTCACAAGCGGGCTGTCTGGCGCGGGCGCGGCGTACGACGTGGTGACGGTCAACGCGGTGGCACCGATTGCCATGCAGTGTGTAGCGTGCAACGGCCTGTGGAATGCGTTTGCGGCGATTCCGATTGCCGGAACCGTCACGAACATCACGGGCACTATCGCGTAGGTTCGGCTTTTCACAAGGGGGGCGGCACCGTGCCGTCCCTCTCTTTTCAGAGGACACATGGCGATCATTCACAATCCCGACAGCGAATACTCCCGCGAGATGACACGATGGAACACCCAGAAGCGTCACGGCGGATTTGGGGCCAATGGCTACGAGCCGTTTCCGAAAATGGTGTATCAGGCGCGGGCGCGTGAGAATGGCAAGATCATGTGCGGCGATCCACTCGCGGCGGTCGGTGATGCGGTGGGTGAAGCGTTTGCGCGGTCCTGTCAGCAGATTGTGCAGAACCAAGAGGAACTGGACAAGTCGGTGAAGCAGGGCTGGTATGACACGCCGGATCTGGCGTTGGCGGGCTATGAAGACACGCAGAAGTCAATGGCGGATGTCGCGGCAATGCGGCACTTCGCTGACCAGCGCATGAGCGCCGTGGCACAGGTGGAAGCTAAGATGGCTGATGATGCCACGCACGAGCATCTGCCGTCGATTCCATCGACGCCTGTGTTGCGGAAGCGTGGGCGTCCGAAGCATGTGACGGTGACAAACTAATGGCCATGGGCAACATCTTCAATCGGTCGGTGTTGATTACCAAGAGCGACACCGTCAACTTTGACGGCAGCACGTATAGCGCCAGTGCCGCGACTAAGGCTATCCCGGCTGAATCCATCTTTGTCGGTGGTGCAGGCATTGTGGTAGCGGTCTTTGAAGACGGCAGCACGGGTGCGTTTACGGTGGTGGCGGGTACGACGTTGCCGCTTAAGTGCATCCGCGTGAACAGCACCACGACGACCGCGACACTGATGAACGCGCTGTATCAGATCTAAATGACCGTCCAGCAGCTGATCACGGCGAGTCTGCAAGACCTGCGGATTATCCAAACAGGCGAAACCGCCTCGGCGGATGATTCGACGTTTGCCTTGTCACGGCTGAACGACTGGATCAACAGCCTGGCAACGGAAGACCTGACGGTCTTTACCATCACCCGCAAGACATGGACGTTGTCTACTGCGGCCAGTTATACCATTGGCAGTGGCGGCACGATTGACGTGACACGTCCGACTGGCCCGATGGCCATTAGCAACATCGGGTTTCAGGACACAAGTGTCAGCCCGGTCATCGAATACAGCCTTGGGCCTGTGCTGACGGAAGACGGCTATGCGGCTATTGCCCAAAAGGCGCTGACCTCGGTGTATCCGCAGAACTTTTATTACAACCCGACCTATACCTCTGGGTTGGGCGTCATCATTCCGTATCCCATTCCGACCAGCACCACGCTGCAAGGGGTCATCTACGTGCAGACGCCGGTTGAAGAGTTTACGGCGCTGTCCGACACCATTGCCCTGCCTCCGGGCTATCGTCGGTTCTTGCGTCTGGGCCTGGCGAAGGAACTGTCGAGTGCTTTTGATGCGGGCTTGACGCCGGAATTGCAGATGGCAGCTATTGAAGCCAAATCCGATATCAAACGCGCCAACATGCGCCTGAGCGACTTATCGTCTGGAGTCGCGGGTGTGCTGTTTGGCGGTGCAGGGCCGCACTACAACATCTATTCGGACACGTAATGCTGTACCCAGGCTTTGTGTCGGGCAGCTACGAGTCGCAGAGTCCGTTTGCCGATCTGGAAAAGACGGTGAACTGGTATCCAGAACCGATTGAGTCGAAGTCGGTGCCGTGGAATGCCGCGCTGTATCCCTGTCCCGGTTTCGAAGAATACGCCACAGTCGCCAACGTGAACACCCGTGCGTTGTTC